CCTTCTTGCAGTACCTTGGGTCGTTGTACAATTCCACACAAATGTCGACTCTTCTTTTAAAAGCCATGGGCGCAGAAAGACTGGGAATCTTGACACTGGCCAAATCATTGTTGGAAGTTGCAATGACAACACGAGAAGTGAAGAAACTTTTCGCTTTGTCAGCAAGGTGGGCCATGTGAAGAGGCATTGGAGCCATATTGCCAGTGCGGATGAACTCCATGTACTCCAAGTTTGGGTTTGCTTGTGAGTCAATCAGCTGTCCAAAATCGTCATAGACAACAATCCTTTGGCCACAATATCCATCCCAGAATTCCTGCTCGATGGCACGATAATACAGTTCTTCAGTGTAATCGGCCTTACCATCACGCGTCGGCATTCCATCAATCTTCAACAAATCAATTGCAAGAAAATTGATCAATCCAGTTTTTCCTTGTCCAGATGTACCATAGATATAGATGTTGATTGGTTCAATCCTTGGTCCACCACGAAAAGCTCCAGAGGACTGCGCTTGGAAAAAGTACAATTGCAACATTCGGAAATGTAAATCAAATGCTGTCATCAATCGCGCTTCTACATTGTATCCTTGCAATTGAGCTTTCATTGCCAATCCCTGTCGTACCAAACTCTGAATTTCCAAAATCTTTCTTGGATCTCTTGCAATTTCCTCAGCCGTACTTTGAGAAATCAGAGATTGGACCTTCTTGTACCAAACCTGCGTTCCTGCAATAAGTGTCTCAACCTCTGTGATTGCAACAGGAAAACCAGTTTGCCATTCAAAGATCTTATCGCAGACAAACTTAATCAATTTCTCTAGAGCAGTCCAAGCAAATGTAGCTCCTCGAGCAACATTTCCCAATTGACAAACACCCTTCATGAGGGATGACATTTGTCCGTCACTTGGGACTTTCTGCATCAACAAAGTTCCACCAATCATTGCGACAATGGTTGCCAAACTGGCCCAAGGGTCAAAATCAGCAACCTGTGAAACAAATTGATTAGAAATCAATGTGAAAGCAGAAGCAATCCTATCTTTGATCTTTTCCATCACCTTTGCCGCAAGATCGTATGAAATGCCACCAGTCACAAGAGTGTCCAAAAGCATAGCTCCGATGACAATTGGATCAAAACTTGATCTCACAGAAACAGTCAATTTGCACAAAAATGAAATAATGTGCTGCGTCAAAGTCACGGAGGCACCCACTCTTTCAAGACAAGCGGAGACAGAACGAACGATGTCTGTCATGTGGGCACCAAAATCTACTTTATGTGTCATTTGATCAGGTACAAATAAAGCTTGAGCTTCAAGCACTTGATAATCTGCGACTTGATTGTAAAGTGCATTGAACTCACGGTCAGCGGGATTGAGTAAAATTTCAATCATGCCATCAGCACAATTCACCTTTACAGAGAAATACCTTCTGTTCCCAAGAGTTTTCTTGAAAGCAGGAAGTCTTCCTCTAGATAATTGTGCTAATCGGAAGATCTTAGATCCTTTGGCACTGAAATCACTCTCCATGAGGAGGTCTCGAATAATCGTGCGCTTCAGGCTGTTATTGCGCGCACGTTCCTCGATTTGTCCCCATTGCATGTGATCCCACTTCGTATTTTTGCGTTTGTGA